GATGGGGTTCGAGAAGTTCACCGGCTGGCCATCGCGACGTAGGACCATCGCGAGAGTGAAGCCGTCTGCGCTGGCCGGGTTCGCGAAGGTCGAAGTCAACAGCGGATCGGTGCCGGAGCCGAATACGACCGACCCCATCGAGTTGATGCCAGACGCCGTGCGCGTGGGCTTCGTTGCCGTGGCCGGCGTCGCGTGGCGGTCATTGCCCGACTTGTCGTCCCACTGGTCAATGTCCGAACCGTCGAGCGTGAACGAGTCCTCGTCGTCCGCGTCGAGCCACAGCGCAGTCGTGATCTCCGCGGGGGTCCACAGGGTCGCGCCACCGCCGCCCCCGAAGGCGTACGGATTGATGATCATGCTCACGTCGCGGTTCCAATGAGGGTGACGATAAGGCCAGCGGAGGTGTCGCCGACCGCATCGAGGTCGACCGAGATTTCGTCGTCGTCCGCGACGGCGCTGACGGAGATCACGGCCGGGGTGGCGGCCGTCGTGCTCGTCTTCTCGGTGGCATCAATGGTGAGCTTCGTTGACAGCACCGTCGTGCCGTTCTTGTTAATGTCCACCGTCACCGTGCCGCTCGCGGCCGCTACCAGCAGCGACGCGCGCACGGCGGTCAGAGTGAAGCCGCGCGGCACCCGGAAGTAGGCCTTGTTCGTGCCCGTGGTGAGCGCCGTGGTGAGGTCGCTCGCCGCCAGCTGGAAGGTGACGGTCGCGCCCGGCGAGTCCGGGTAGCTGAGCGAGGTCCACTCGGTCGAGCCGTCGCCCAGCTTGTACTTGCCGGTGTCGGTCTCGAACCCAAGCTGCCCATCCTCCAGGGTCGGGTCGTTGGAGGTCCAGTTCGCGGCGGTGTCGCGCCGATTCCGGATGATTGCTGACGTGCTCATGCTGATGCCCCTTCCTCGAAGTCAGACACGCCCACTCCGTACAGAGGGACGCTGTCGCCGCCTTCCGCGTAGCGCGCGAGGGTGGTGTAAACGGTGGTGCTCGCGCCGGACTCGAAGTCCGCCTGATCGGCGACGTCCGACCACTCGGTATCGTAGTCAGTGCCGCTGGCCTTCTTAAGGACCTGGCCGGTGCTGCCGCCCGCCGGCAACAGGGCGGTGTGCGTGTGCCCCAGGAGCGAGTAGCGCGCATCGCCGCGCGCATCGTTGTGGTACTGCGGGTGGTCGTCGTCGTTCAGGCCGGTGAGTCCACCATGATCCGAGACGCCCTCTGTCGGCAGGTTCGTGATCTGCTCGACGTCGATCACCAGGGCCTCCTGGTGCTGAGTGACGAAGGCCGCGGGAATATCGCTGGCCTGAAGCGACCGATTGACCCACACCCCGCCCAGGTAGGCCAGGAACTGGCCCGCCGCGGGGGATGAGATCGTCGTGTCGTCCAGGCCAGCCAAGGTTGCCGACCCGCCTCCACCGCCTCCCTGGCTCACCAGGAGAGAAAGCTGATTGAGCGCCCTCTGCAGGCGCTCGATTTCCTCGACCAGTCTGCGCGACTTCGCGCCCTCGTACTGCTCGCCGAACTGCGGAAGGTGTAGCGTTACGGCCATTACCTTTCCCCGTCCGGCTCAGCATCGACACGCATAGTGCCCATGCGGAAGTTATCGCCGACCGTGTCCATCGCCACCTTCACCGCCACCTGGCGCCCGCGCACGCGTACGCTCTTGCGACCCGTGGCGGAGGTGATGTTGTAGGGCCCCTTCGTGCCCTGGGTGGCGCCTGGGTACTTGCGGTACAGGAAGCTGATGTGCGCCGTTCCGGTGAGGGCCTTGAAGTCCGGGACCATCGCGTTGAGCAGGAACACGGTATCCCCGTTCCCGCCCTGCGCCATGCCGGCGCCAGACCGCGCCAGCTCGACGTCGTCCGAGGTGATGAACGCGGAGATGGCCGTCTCCGTGCCATCGACCGCGGTCTCGTCGACGCCCGACTCGTGGACCCACAGGTTGCCGTCGTTGTCGATGGCGTACGGCTTCCCGTAGACGCTGGAGAAGTCGTGGAAGGACGCGCGCTCGATGTTGCCGAACCACCAGGACCCGTCCCGGTAGTTGTACACGGCGCAGCGGTCGTTCTCGTTGCTCAGGGCCGAGGGGTAGAACCACCAGATCTCGGAGAAGTCCTTGTTGCGCGCGCAGTGGACCATGTCGCGCTGGTCCTTGTTGAAGCTGTTGTAAATGCGGCTCCAGATGTCGCAATCGAGCACCCGCAGCGTGCCGTCGAAAATGAAGATGTTGTCGACGCCGAAGTAGTAGATGACGCCGTTGACGTCCACCATGGCGTTGGGCCCTGCGATGGTGGTGCCGGAGCCCATCTCGCGGAACCCGAACACGATGCTGTCGCCGGTGGGCTGCATGAGGTGCAGCCCAACGTCGGTCCAGATCAGGATGCCGGAGCGCGTGCGCGCGCCGGTGATGATCTCGGAACCGGAGTCGATGCGCTTGCTGCCGGCGCTATTCTCGGCGGTGATCGTGAAGGTCTCGTAGTCCTCCGCATCGGACCACTGGACGAACAGCGGATCCGGGCCGTCGGTGTCCGGGTCGACCGTGCCCAGGCAGATCAGCTGCCGGTTCTCAGGCGAGACCAGCACGCGCCGGTTGCGCCGCGGGGCGCCCTCGATCAGGGTCGCGCGCGTGGGGAACCCGTTCGTGCGGTCCCAGACGTAGGCCGGGCCGCCGTTGTAGGACGCGATCAGGTCCTCACCCCAGTTGTCCAGCGACCAGATGCGCAGCGGCCGGATCATGGTCGAGCAGGCGGAGCGCGTGGTGCCGAAGGTCCCGACGCCGTAGCTGCAGGCGCCGAAGCCGTGGGCCACTTCCGCGGCCGCGCCGCCGGCAGTGATCTGGTAGCTGATCGCGACGTCGCCGCCACCGGAGTCGTTCGAGGAGGCGTTCGAGGTGTGCGTTACCGTGTAGGTGTCGGGGCTCGTGATCGAGGTGATCTGATACTCGCCGTCCAGGGTGATGCCGCCGACCGCGGTGGCGTTCTCGAAGGAGACGTAGTCGCCCTCAGAGGCCCCGTGCGCGGTGTCGCTGATTGAGACCACCGGTGACCCGCTGGTCGTGGTGAACGGGTCCGTGACGTTCTCTGAGGACCGCAGGGGCGTGATGTCGTAGACGGTGTCGTCGACGATCAGGTAGAGCTTCGCGTTCGTCCCCACCGCCACCATCCGCTTCCCGTCCAGCGTGGTCCAGTCATGGGTCGTGCGGCCGAGGCCGACCAGCGCGAACCCGTCCGCCAGCGTGGTGTCGCCGCCGGGGTACTGCGTGAGGTCGCGCTGGTCCCAGCCGCCCACCTTCTGCGGGAGGCCCTTGTTCCAGCGCACCATGTTCCCGTCGCGCCAGCGGCTGTCGGAGCCGCGGTCGGTCTCTTCGGTGTAGATGCCGGGGATGAATCGGAGGCTCACGAGGCTCATTAGCTGGTCGCTCCCTGCAGGTTCGGACTGCTACCGCCGGCCGAGATGTCCACCGTCGGGGAGGCGCCGTTGTACTCGATGGCCTTGCCGGCCGCGCCGCCCGTGCCCACAGCCCCGGTGCAGTCGTTCGTGCCGGACGTCGGGCTGACGTCGCCGTTCTGCCCCGCCGTGCCCCAGTCGCCGCCGTCGCCGCCGTCACCGCCGGTGTCGGTCGTGCCGGCCAGGCTCTCGCCTCCGGCGCCCCCGGTCCCGTTCGCGCCGGTGACGTCCGTAGGGGTGTCGCTGCCCGCGGTGCCGCTGTCGGCGTTGCCGGGCCCGTTACCACCCAGGCCGCTGCCGGCCCCACCGCCGCCTCCGCCGCCCCAGCCCTCGGAGCCCTCAGCCTCGCGCGCGGCCGATCCACCGCCGCCGCCACCGCCTCCGCCACCCAGGATGTAGGCGCCGGTGTTGTCGATGTTCAGGATGATGTCCGAATCCAGCTCGATGGCGTTGGTGCCAGCCTGGCCGGGGTTCGCGTCGGCCGCGCTGCAGGAGACGCCGTCCGCGCCGGAGATGCCGCCGGTGCCGCCGTTCCCGCCCTTGCCGCTGATGTAGCCCGCGTTCGTCAGGTTCACAGTGGAACCATCCGGCAGGCCCGTGAGGTCCATGCCCGGCGTTCCCGCGCCGCCATAGACGCGCACGCCGGACTCTACCTCGATGGTGACCACGACGGCGCTCAGCGGAACCCCGCCCATCTCGTCGAGCAGGACCCAGTTCTCCACGTCCTCGCTGATCACGAAGTTCGTGCGAAGGCCGGAGCCGAGGAAGCCGAACGGGTAGACGGGGAAGCTCATGATCAGTACCCCTGCAGAGCCGTCATGTAGATCTTGGCGTCGGTCTCGTCGATGTACCCGGTGAGGATGTCCACCCCGCCGAAGGCCGTGGTCATGGTCGGCGCGGAGCCGATCCACTCGAACGCGGAGCCCCAGGTCACGCTGTACACCGAGGCCGCGGCCTGCTTCAGCTTGATGATCACGACCTGGCCGTCGAGGCCGGTGAGAGTCGGGTTGTTGATCGTCGTGTTGCCGGTCAGCGTGTGCTTCAGGATGTTGCCGTTGCTGAAGTTCGGCGTGATGCTCGTGCCCGATCCAGCGACCGGGGTGACGCGCTGCGCCTTCGTGAAGTTCTGGCTGACGTCCAGGCGCGCGTAGCTCGCGGCATCCACGCCGCCCAGCTGCAGCGAGTCGGCCGCCACCTCGGTCGGGGCGCTGACGCGGTAGACGTCCGTGCCGTCGCAGAACACCAGTTCGGAGGCGGCGGCGGTGATCTCGATGCCGGTGCCGCCGGAGGTCTTCACCGTGATGGTTTCGCTGCCGGTCAGGCTGGTGCCGTTCTTCACGATGTAGAACTTCGACTTCGCCGGGACGATGATCTCGATGTTCGCCGTGAGCGTTCCTGAGAGATCCAGGATCGCCATGCGCGCCTGATCGAGCGCCCCGTTGTTCGAGGACAGGGTGACGTTGGACGAGGCCAGCACGAGCGAGACGCGCCCGGAGATCGCGTCCTCGATCAGCTCGAACTGGGCGTTGAGGATCTGACCCCAGGTGTTTTCGTTCTCGCCGTCCGCCTGCTTCTCAAGGCGGAGGAGATCGGTGTAGGTGCTGGCCATGGCTTAGGCCCCCTTGATCGATGCGTAGGTGACGCGCGTGAGGCCCATGACCTCCTTCTTCGCGCTCGGGATAAGGGACGCGTACATCGCGCCCTCGGCTTCTGTCTGGTCCTTGTTCTTCAGGAACAGCGCGCACTCGATGGCGCACGCGTGGAACAGGAGGTCCCCGACGTTCGAGCCAAGCCAGCTGGTGGCCTGGGCGCCGGAGAGTCCCGTCGGGCGCTTCACGACGCGCAGGCGCACCGCGCGGATCGCGGACGGCGTGGGCGACAGGTAGAGATCGCTCTCCTGCTCGGCGTAGTACACCGGCGGATCCGCGGTGTCCGTGGTCTCGTGCGGCGCGTACTGCAGGCATCGGCTGTAGGTGCGCCGCTCGACGAGTTGGAACACCGCGCTGGAATCCTTGATCCACACCTCGTCGACCTGGACCACGCCCGCGGGCTTCGTGATGGTGCGCGTTCCGACGGCCGTGGACACGGTGTCATCGGTGTCGATGAACAGCTCCAGGTCCAGATCGCGCAGCAGGCGGCTCTCGCCACGCCCGATGATCGCATCGAGTTCGGTGTCGAACTCGGTGTCGTCGTTCTCGAAGTAGTTCTTCAGAGCCGTCTTCAGGGTCGTGTAGGTGTAGCTGGCGCTCATCGTTTCATTCCTTCATGTCCTTATGGGGTCGTCGTCAGCCAGCGCACCACAACGAGGCCTGAGCCACCCTCGCCAAACAGGCCTGAGTCGCGCTTGCCGCCCGCGCCGCCGCCGGTGTTCGACGTGCCGTTCGTGCCCTCGATGACGGTGCTGCCGCCCTCCTCGACTCCCTGTCCGTTGCCGCCTCCGCCGAGGCCGCCCGCGCCGCCAGGGCCGACGCCATTGGAGTTCGATGCGCCGCCGCCACCGCCGCCGACCGCGGCCGGAGCGCCGGCCGTGACCGCGCTGCCCCACCCGAGGGAGTCGAGCGTGACGCCGTCGCCGCCGGCCCCGCCAACCTCCCCGCCGGCTGAGACGCTCTCGCCGGGCGCGGAGTAACCACCGCCGCCGGATCCAGCGCGGATCTCCACGCTGCCGTCGTCGAACAGGACGTCGCCGCCGTCGTTGCCCTGGCCCACGGTGCCAGCGGCGCCCAGCTTGTCGCCAGACGTCGCGCCGACCCGTCTGCCGGCCCGCCCGCCGCCTGAGCCGCCCGCGAGGCCGCCCAGCACATCATCGGCGCCGCCGCCGACGAACGTCTCTCCTGCGCCTCCTCCGGCGGCCACAACGGCCCCGAAGGAGCTGTCCTCGCCGTTGGTCGGGGCGACATCCGGGCTCGCGCCATCCAGGCCGCCAGCGCCGACGGTGACATCCACCGTGCCCGACGGGGTGACCGCGACGCCCTCCTCGATGACCACGCCGCCTGCGCCGCCGCCGCCCGGATCGGACGACAGCCCGCCGGAGATATTCGCTCCAGCCCCGCCGCCGCCGCCGACCACGAGCACGTCGACGGTGCTCCTGTCCTCAGGCACGTCGAAGGTCCCGGAGGTCAGGAACACCTCGTAGGTGTACTCGCCGATCAGGATGTCGACATCGAGGTCGTCCGTGGCCGTGTCCTCAAGGGCGTCCGTGGCCGTGACCCGGATCGCGCCCGTGAACTCGCCCAGGGTCGCGCCGGTGGTCACGCGCACGAAGCCGCCGCCCAGGTTCTCCAGGGTGACTCCGGGGGATCCGACCAGCGA